GTAAGTGCTTTGCGTACCAGAAAGATTCGTTGTATTCAGCTGATCACCAAAGCCGTTGCCTTTACGAACCTTGTAGCTGTAGATGATTACAACTTCATCCAGCTCGCCATCAACGTTGTAATAGGCACGATATTCGTGCTCACGAAAGTAATAAGGCCTGTAGTTTTGCTTGGTGGGACGAATATAAAAAAGACCTTTGCCATCACACAGGAAATATTCCCAGATCGAATCAAGGCGCGTATCTAGCTTGTTGTACTTCAGTACACGGTCCAGGAAGTCTTTGCGTTGTGCGCCAAAGTTATCCTGGGACGGGAAGAATTCAACTCCTTGGCGAATGCCAAAAAGTTTCATCTGAGCAATGTGGGCTGCGACAATGCTAGTGTCGACGACAACGTTACTATCCTTGTTGAGATAGGCGTCAATAATTTCGTTAAGTCGTGCCTTAGCGTCAGCCACTATTGCTCCTCTGTTTTATCAATACTAACAGTAAATCAAGAAAGTGTTTTACCCTGGAAACCAGCAGGCGGCACCATCTGGCCAAGTTGCGGACCGGCGTAAAAACCAGCATTGCCCATTGGTGTCCCTGTTGCTCCAGGCATAAAGGCACCTTGTACACCTCTGCCCATAATCTCACGAAATCGTTGAAGACCCCGCTGCTCTTCAATTGGACCCAGTGTGCGATTCAACTTCTCCAGACCCATGTGATGCTGGAAATCCGCTTGAGACATAGGAAGGCGTGGGTCTTGTCCAACAGGAATGCCGCCGGCCATTAAGTTGCCTGGTGCCCCGGGTACATTTCTTTCGCCTGCGTAATACATCTGGAGTCCCTCTTTGTTTCTATTTTACTCTTCTATTACTTCGTATCCAGCGGAGTCGTTGACTTTGGTAAGAGAGATGCCGGTACCACGCACGTCCCAGTTGAGTACGTCTCCTTCTTGCCAGCCCAGCTCTTCGATTACTTCGTCGGGCAATGTGATGTATTGATCACCGTTTTCGTCTTCTTGGACCTCAAGGATGTAACTCATTTGGACAAAAGCTTTTCCATTAGCTTATCAAGCTTATTATTGATTTCGCGGAAATTATCATGCATTTCTTTTATCTCTCTAAGGAAGTCAACCTTAAGAACGTATTCCATTGGCATTCGGTTGATTTGATCTTCCAAGATATCGATTCTACGTTTTTGCGAGTCAGTGTATTTCAACGTATTTTGAATACGTTCTTGATGTCTATCTAATATTTTATTGGCGGTCCAGGAACCGCCTGTAATTGCTGATATCACTGCAGTGATCGCAATCGCTACATACTCTGGTCCCACAGCAGGAAATTCTTTTTTTTCAATTCTACAATTCAATAATCCAGTTGAAGTTTGCCTTTACGCATCAAGCCATTGATTAGCCACACAAGAGCGTCAACACAGTCATCGTGACTGCTGACACCAAAGTTAGTCATCTCTTCAAACATTGCAGTGAAATTTCGGAAACGATTGAAGATAATTTTGCGATCTTCAAACATACCCATACAACCACGGAATCGAGCCAGTTTATCTGCTCGGAAACCTTTAACGGCATGCCAGTTAATGTTGTATAAGTTCTCGCCGTTTAAACAAACACGTTTAAAGTCGGCTTCCAGAGATGCCTGGTACTGTACGGCTTCTGAGTAAATGTCGCACGTTGAGTAAGTCGGGAAGTAATTACCGTTTTGATCACAACCCAAGATTGACCAATCATTGAGAAGTTCTTTGAGGGCATCTAGTTTTTCTAGGTTACCCATGACGCGAATACGCCTGTAATCGATGATGTGAATACTGTCGCCAATGCGTCCGCCAAGAACCATCACCGTGTAATCATTCTTTTCTTTAGTGCCAGCAGATAGATCGACCCCTACAGCAAGAGTGTCAAACTCCGTTGCAATCTCAGCCTTTACAATTAACTCTGGGGCCAGGGAGAGTTCATTCTGTCGAACCACCTGGTTCATGTACTGGAAAGAGAAAGCAATTGGCGCCTGTCGTTTCTTTTCCCTCAGGTAGTCCAGCGACCACATATCTGGCCAGTACGAGATCTCATCCCCTGTCTTGGGATCATTCAAGATTGCCGATAGCACAATCTGCATCCAGTTGTTTTGCGGGTTGAATGTCGTGGAGTGAATGTCATCATGTCGGAAGCGGGTACCAAGACAGATGGCACGTGCTCCTTCAAACATGGTTGGTGCGATCACAGCATTCCAGTTGTCCTGCATCTGTTTACGGATGTCAGGGTTGGAGATGTCTGCCGCAGATTTAATGGCGTCATCGATGATGACCAGGTGAGAACGCTTAGAGGTCACTGAGCCTTTAAGACCTGCCGCACACAGAGTGAACTGTTCTTCACCAGTGGTATCAATAGAAGCAAACTTGTGATCAATAGACCAGTACTCATTACTAGTGACGTTCTTGAGAAGGCGTACCTTCGGGAAGACTTCTTGGTACCGCTTGCTTTCAATAATTCGTTTAATGGTTGCAGACTTGGAACGTGCGATGTCAACCGTATAGGACAAGTAAAGAATCTGTAGCGGCATCTTGGCCATGGTGTGTACACCAATAGCCCATGCAGTAAACAAACCTAAGACTGTGGACTTGGCGGAACCACGAGGTGCAAGTAGGTCAACGTTAGGGCCAGCAATTTTAATGAGGCAACTGCTGTCCTCATTAGTCACAAAGTGACGATGCCATTCTTTATGGTGCTCTGCCGGTGGCTTATCAGCTACATAATCACAGAAAAAACCAAAATCGTCCCTTGCCTGCTGGAGTGTTTCGAGGTTCCGGGGGACACGAATTTGTTGCCGGCGGGCAGCAGCTTGTGCGTTGCGTCGATATGCAAGATGCTGATATGCGGGCACGATCGGTATTATTCAGTGTATTACTGAATGCTACCTCATTACTTGTCTGTGTTGTTTTTGTTTTGCACTTTGTATTTATGTGCCTTATCTAATGCGGCTTTCCTTTTCTCTTTGTCGGACATCTCACTTCCGTCCTTGTTCTTGGCCTCGTTTTTCTTGAGGTGCCCCAGGAGCTGAAGAGGCGTTTTGTCCTTGCTCATCTTGTTTTTTCTTGGTTAACGCATCCATCACTTCTTGGCCTTCAGAAACTTTCTGTGCCAAGGGCGTTGGTCGCCGCACACCAGCATATGCCTCGCGGTTCTTTTGAAGTTGACGAGCAACATCAAATAGGCGACCGGCGATATTTTCACCGTATTCCGGTGGCTGCGGTGGTGGCTTCTGCATTGCGTTATTCTAAGACGCTTACTCTTCCATCTGCATATGGGACCATACGCTCATTGAAGCTTCTTCTAGGGGGATCTCAATGGGATCGTCCTTGAAGATGGTAAGTAGTTCACGTATGGCACGGTCCGCACCTGCCATTAACAGGCCCTTACGGTCCCTACTGGCGGTGAATAGACTCATTTGTGCGATGGTGCCACGCAGTTCTTTTTGCATGCCTGCAATCCTGGCGACACCTGCATCACGCTTAACGATACCGTTATCTACGTCTTCCCTTAGTTTCCTAATGTCTTCTTGCATTTCATCAATTTCACGCAACAAGACTTTCCTGTGATCAGGCTTAGGATAGTTTTGTTGGATCCAGAGATCACAGCCACTTATGCAGCCGTTATACCGCAAGAAACGTGCGTAGAGATAACACTCGATAAGAGAGTAGTTTTCTGCACAGAACGACCGAAAAGCTTGCTCAGTAGGTGAATCTAAATTGTCCACCCATTGATCAAAGATATCAATATCGATATGCTCTTTGGGCCTGAGAGTAGTCTCGCGCCTCGTCGCTTTCGCTGAAACGCTGGGCTTGCTCTGCGGAAGTTCTTTGCTCTTCACCAGTTTTTCCAATGGATGCACGTTCTTGTTCACCTGCCTCCTTCATCTTCTCTTTGGAAGATCCAACGGAAACATCCTGAAAGATTTTGACAGCAGACGCGGCTTTACGGGCCTGGTCCTCGTCAAATAATAGGTCATAGGGATCCGGGTTCTTCGGATTTTCCCATTCAAAACCGTCTTCGTTCATGATGTCATCCCTTGTTTGCCTTCTTTACCAAAGGCATCTTCTTCTTTTAAGGTGGCAGGTTCTTTTTCTTTCTCTATCTTATCTTTGGCGTAGCGATATGCCACATCAGCTGCTTGCTGGTAACGCTTGAGATCAAAACTCTCGTTAGTTTTTGAGTCGACTTCAGGCATTACCAGTAAGCATTAGATAGATCAGAAGTTACCCATCATGCTAGCGAGACCGCCAGCCATGGTGTCGCGTTGACGTGCGCGGTTAGCTTGACCGGCCTGACGCATTTTGGAGGATTCGAGACGACCAACGAGGGTTTCAAAGTCTGCCAGTTCGTTTGCAGACATGCCGCCACCGTAAGCACGTTCGGCCGAGGATTCTACCAGCTGTTGGGCTTCCGTCTCGGACATGCCCTCTGCCATGAGTTGAGCCTTGGAGGGACGAGGGCGGTTGTACGCACCAGGACGTAACGAATAAGTCATTTGCTTAAAGAGAGATCTCTACAGTTATTTTAGTATATCTAGCTTAGAAGCTGAACATACTAGTGATGTTACCCATTATCTTAGAAGCGCGTTCAATTTGCGAGATTTCTTTATACCCAGAATTAACAATTTTTTGTAGGTCAAGCTTACCCTTAGCTTCCGCTTGGACCACGGGAATGCGATTGTCTACTTCGTATTTCAAGCGCTCTGTAGCGCCAGCATTTTGAATCTGTGCAATTTGCCTTTGA